TCAACAACAGCTACAAGATGACAGATTTACTAAGAACTTTGAGCGCTACCTTGAGAGTTGCCTAGCTCTTGGTGGTCTTGCTATGAGGCCTTATGTTGATGGCGAGCGTGTAAGAGTGTCATTTATTCAAGCACCTGTCTTTTTGCCATTGCAGTCTAACACTCAAGATGTGTCTAGCGCAGCAATCGTGACCAAGACCATCAAAGCTGATGGAAACAAGCAGAGATATTACACACTGATTGAGTTTCATGAGTGGTCAAATGATAAGTACACGGTGTCAAACGAGCTATACAGGTCTGATAATCAGAATGCAATAGGCTCAAGAGTGCCACTGTCAGAGATTTATGAGGATTTAGAGGAAGTGGTGGAGTTAAATGGCTTGAGCCGTCCACTATTCACTTATCTAAAACCTCCAGGCATGAATAATAAAGATATTAACAGCCCACTAGGTTTGTCTATCTTTGATAACGCTAAAACTACAATAGACTTTCTTAATACAACTTATGATGAGTTCATGTGGGAGGTCAAGATGGGTCAGCGTAGGGTGGCAGTACCTAGCCAAATGATTAAAACAGAATATGACCAAAATGGTGATAATGTCGTAGTCAAGCGTGAGTTTGAGGCTGGTCACAATGTCTATGAGCAGTTTGACTCAGGGGATATGGATAAAGGTATAGGTATCACAGACCTTACTACACCTATCAGGTCAGATGACTACATCAAGGCTATTAACGAGGGCTTGGCGCTCTTTGAAATGCAAATTGGCGTATCAGCTGGCATGTTTAGCTTTGACGGTAAGTCAATGAAAACAGCTACAGAAATTGTCTCTGAGAACTCTGACACATACCAAATGAGAAATAGTATCGTGAGCCTAGTAGAGCAATCTCTAAAAGAACTCATCATCTCAATGATAGAGTTAGGCAAAGCCTACAAACTCTATAAGGGAAACATCCCTGAGATGGAAAAAATCAGCATTAACCTTGATGATGGTGTCTTTACTGACAGAAATGCTGAGCTGGACTACTGGATAAAAGTAGTCAATGCTGGCTTTGGTACTGACACAATGGCGATTGAGAAAGTCCTAAACGTGACACCTGAAAAAGCTAAAAAGATTAAGGCTGAGATTGATGGCAATGTCATTGATGAGGTAAATGATGAGCGTAGCTCTGAGGATGTAGGAGTCTATGGAGAATGAAAGTATTAAAACAAATTTTAAGAAGATTTAAGCAAAAAATAATGTCATCTGTAGGTATTGAAAGCCCCTCACTAGAACAAGCAAAGCTAGTAAAGGAGATAGTGGAGGCTGTCCATGAAAGACAAAAAGAAACCAATCAAGCTAAATGATCAGCAACTAATGCTTGACGCTAGTAGAGTCGCTGATATTTACCATCAGCTAACTCTTGACCTTTTTGACCAAGTAATAGACCGTATCAAAAAGCGTGGCTCTGCTAGTCTTAATGACAACCCTTATATCTGGCAACTTGAAAAAATGAATGAGATGGGCTTGCTTAATGATGATAATGTCAGCCTTATCTCAGAGCGTTCAGGAATTGCTGAGGAACAGCTCAGGTATGTTATACAAAACGAGGGCTACAAGGTCTATAAAGACACCAAAGAGCAATTACTTGAGTCTATGGGTGGACAATTTACTGATAACTCACTCATTCAGACCAATTTAGCTGCTTATGTCAATCAGACCATGGGAGACATAGATAATCTTATCAATACCACTCTACCAATGAGCGTGAGAAAGGTCTATCAGTCTATCATTGAGGAGAGTGTAGCCAAAGTTGTCACTGGTTTAACTACATCAGATAAAGCTATCTCTGATACAGTCATGAAATGGGCTGAGAAAGGTTTTTACGGTTTTACTGATAGCCAAGGTAAGAGGTGGAAAGCTGACACTTATGCTAGGCAGGTTATTAAATCCACAGCTTGGAGGGTCTACCGTGAGGTCAGAATGGCTCCAGCTGATGAGATGGGCATAGATACCTTTTATTATCACAAAAAATCCACAGCAAGAGAGATGTGTGCCCCTCTACAACATCAGATAGTAACTACTGGAGTTGCTAGAGAAGTAAATGGAGAGCGTGTCTTAGCTTTAGCTGACTATGGGTACGGACATCCTGCTGGATGTCAGGGGATAAATTGCACTCATGAGATGACACCATACATCCCAGGAGTCAACTACAAGCCTGATTTGCCAGACCATTTGAAAGACCTAACACCTGAGGAGGCTATAGCAAATGCAAACGTACAGGCCAAACAGAGAGCCCTAGAGAGGTCTATCAGGAAGTCCAAGGAACTTTTGCATGTAGCAGAAAAGCTAGGAGACAGTGAGCTAATCTCTAAGTATAAGAGTAAGGTCAGGATGAAACAAGGAGCCATGAGAGGCTTTTTGAGCCAACACCCTTACTTACACAGAGATTATGCTAGAGAGAAATACTACTATAACGATGACGCTGTAAAAAAACTATACAAAACGATTGACAAACGCTCTAAAAAGGAGTATTCTGAAATACTACAAAATTTAGGAAACAAAGCACCTAAGTCTTATAGTGATTTCAAAGCCTTAGACCGTGACCAAAAATGGCAACTTAGGCATGATAATCGTGTCATCTCTTACCTTAACGGTGATATAATAGAACGACTTAACGACAGACAAAAAGAACAAGCAAAAGAGGCTTATTGGAATTTCAAAAAAGATGGTATTTTATTTGGTGACCATGGTATCGCTAGATATATTGAGAGATTACAACGCAAAAATGGAACAATAAAATACAACTACCAAACTATCCTTAACATGATGAGTCAACCAGTAAATTATATTTCTGATAGAGATGGACGACATGTCAGACATTATAACAGGATTTCTATTTTTACAGAGCCTACCACTGGTGTAGTTGTTACTGTATTTCCACAAAATAAGATTAAGAAAGGATTTACTAAAATTGAATAAAAGCGAAGAAGTTTTAAAAATGTTTGAGCAAGTCCTTGATGAGAAAGTCAGCGTTTGGGATTTCTCTTTTGATTTTGGCGAGTGGTTATCATCAATTAATGGCGATTTACTAGAGGTTGAAAATGAACAATTATTTGACCTGCTAAATGACGATATACTCATAAAGTTAGAAGAATTAAAAAGTTATGAGCTATCTGACAACCGTGAGTGGCTTGAAAAATATCATGAGAAGTTAAAGGGAATGATTTGATTTTGTCAGGTAAAACATGAAATAAAAAACAAGAGTGTCTAAGGACGCTCTTTTATTTTGCCCTGGAGCATGGCGTAAAACTGTCTTAATTTGTCCATGTGACGTAAAAAGGAGGATTAAGACATGAGTCTTAAACGTGAAATGTTAGTTGAGGCAGGTATTGAGGATAAGTCAGTGATTGACAATATCATGCAAGCGTACGGTGCAGGTATTGAGAATGCAAAATCACAGGCTAAATCTGAGCTACAAGCTGAAAATGATACATTAAAGCAACAACTTGAGCAACAGACTCAAGCTATCCAAGACTTGCAAACCAAAGAGGGTGCTAGTGAGGAAAGCAAGCAACAACTTGAGCAACTCAAGGCACAATTTGAGCAGTATAAGCTGGATAGTGAGGCAAACCTTGCTCAGGTAACCAAAACCAATGCTATTGCCCTTGCTTTGAAAGATGTAGGTGCATACAACTCTGATGATTTGATGAAATTCATTGACCTAGACAGTATTGAGCTAGGAGAAGATGGCAAGCCTCAGCTTGAGGACACGATCAACTCACTCAGAGAGTCAAGCCCTTACCTTTTCCAAACAGTGCAAGAGCAACCTAACCCTAATATCTCTGTCCCAGGCAATCCATCAGCAAGTAATGCAGATGATGGCCTAAGTGCAGAGGACAAAGCCCTTTTTGCTGGCTTTGATAGCGTATAATACCAAAAAAAGAAAAGAGGAAAAATATAAATGGCAGTAAACTACGCAGAAAAATTTAGTCATAAAGTAGATGAGCGCTTTACAAGAGAGGCTCTTACTACTAGCACTATCAACCAAGATTTTGACTTTATTGACGCTGAGACAGTCAAGGTCTACACAGTCGCTACATCAGCAATGAATGACTACCAGACTACTGGTCAAAATCGTTACGGTACAGCTGACGAGCTTGGGAATTCAGTCCAAACTATGACACTTTCTAAAGACCGTTCTTTCACATTCACGATTGACAAAAAATCTTTACAAGGAACAAATGGAGCCATGGCAGAGGGTAAGGCTCTAGCCCGTCAAATCTCAGAGGTAGTCATCCCTGAGGTTGATAAGTACCGTTTGTCAGCAATGGTTTCAGGTGCTGATACTGGACATATTGCAACAGGTGCAGTCACTAAAGATAATGCTTATGAGCTAGTACTTGAGGGGCAATCTAAGTTGTCAGACGCTCTAGTGCCTGTAGCTGGCCGTATCTTGCATGTATCTCCTAAATTCTACAAGTTGATTAAACTTGATGATACATTCATCAAAAACTCAGACCTTGGCCAAGAAATCACTATCAAGGGTCAAGTAGGTATGATTGACGGTATGCCAGTAGTATTGACACCATCTACATATATGCCTACAGGTGTTGAGTTCATTATCGCTCATCCAGCAGCTACTACATCTCCTGTTAAATTGGAAGATTACAAAATCCATGACAACCCACCAGGGATCAACGGGAAACTTGTTGAGGGTCGTATCCGTTATGACGCTTTCGTTTTGGACGCTAAGAAAAAGGCTATTTATGTCCACAAGACAGCCTAAGGAGGTAATCAATGGCTAAGAAAAAAGAAGAAACCACAGAGGAAGTTGTGGAAAAATCTGTCACTTTGACTAAAGATGGGGTATCATTTACCCTGTCTGACCCTATCATGGTATCAGCTTTTGAAAACAATGGCTATAAAGTGGAGGAATAAAGTAGATGGCTAAATTTAAAGCGACATCAAACGTTGTCTTTATCGTTGACGGAAAAGAGCAAAGCTATGACAAAGATGTAGAGTATGACATGGATGTCAAGACAGCTGAGGCGCTTAACGCCAAAGGTGAAATCACACACCCTGAGCTTATCCCGTTCTTTGAACGTACTGACAAGGAAGAAAAAGCAGCAAAGGCGGATAAATAACACCGCCTTTTTTAATTGGAGGTGATTACTATCGCTTATTTGACACAAGATGAGTTTAAAAAACTAGGATTTGATGAAGTTGAGGAATTTAAAAAACTACTACAGAGGGCAGAGATTGCTATCAACCTCTTTCTTAACAATTTCTACAGTTTTGTAGATTTTGAAAAAGAGATTGAGCACAGAAAGCAAGCTGTCAAGCTGGCTACGGCTTACCAAGTGGCTTATTTAGACGCTAGTGGTATTGCTACAGCTGATGACAGACAATCAGCCTCAACTGTGATATTAGGTAGGACTCATATAAGCTATCAGGGAGGCTCAAAACAAGCCTTTGAAAGCTCTAGGTATAATCTATCACTTGACGCCTTAAACGTGCTAAAAGCAGCAGGTTTTGGGTATAGAGGGGTAGGATATGATAGAGATTGATAAGCGTTTATTGATCGATACTGTAACAATTAAAAAAGACACAGGTGAAAAAGACGGATGGGGAAAAGTAATATTAGAGAGCCCAGTGACCCTTAAACATGTCAGATTTGATAGACAGTATCAAGTGCAAGGCACAAAAAACAGCCGTAAAGAGTCCAAACCTAGTACCTTATTTGTGTACCCAAAACATTGTCCTATTACCTTAGATGATACCTTTAAAAATGCCATCATCAATGATGGTGAGCGTGAATATAGAGTTACTGCTATATTGCCTATTAGCTATCCGCATAAACAGAAAATATTTTGTTATGAGGTGGAGTGTGTTTAATGGGAACTAGCGTATCTGTCAAAATTGACCTCAAAGGGATTGAAAATAAGGTATCTCCAACAGCTTTAGCAAAAGGGAAACTGGCCATAGCTAACCAAATGCTAACAGACATGAGCCCTTTTGTTCCTCGTAAGAGTGGTGACCTCAGTGGAAGTGGCCAAGCTACTAAAGATGGGGTGAGGTACCCTGGGCCTTATGCCAGAGCCCAATTTTATGGCTCTAGCTACAACAAGGCTAGGGTTTTTTATTTCAGAAAATACACTACACCAGGAACGGGCAAACGCTGGGATTTGAAAGCTACAGCGCTACACCTTAAAGACTGGGAGAGAGTAGGAATAAAAGCAATGGGAGTAAAAGCATGAATAACAATGATTTTTCAGAGGTTTTAAGAGATTTCATCAATACACTAAACCTCTCTCTGAAATGTAGGCTTGACTATTTAGCAGAGACAGAGGATTTAGTCCTATATCCTTTGCCAGGTGGCAAAATTTTAAAAGAGTACATGGACGGTAAGCAAGACATCAGCCTTATTTTTGAGGTGGCTATCAAGACACTTGACCATCAAAAAACAAGCTCTATTTTGTGGGCTATCAATCATGCTCTTGCTAATTTTGATTTAGAACTACCTAGCAAAAATAACTCATATCAATTCAGAGGCCTTGAAGTCTCACAGCCATTCCTTAATGACCGTGATGACCAAGGCTTTTATATTTACATGTTAGATGTAACGGCAGAAATTGAAGTAAACGGAGGAAATTAAATGCCAAAATTAAAAAACGCCAAGCGCAAACACTATGTGGCGCCTTGGTCAGCAGAAAATGCAGCAACAGAGCCAACAGGTGACGCTTGGAAATGGCTTGCAGATGGAGTGACAACCGCTGAGGTTGAAAATGACGAAGAGACAGATGATACAGCTTACTACAATGGTGATGGAACACCTGAAACAGTAGTAAAATCTGTAAAATACGGGTTCTCATTTGAGGGGGACTACATCAAAGAGGATGAGGCTCAAGCTATCATTGCTGGCATGCGCTTTAAAACTGGTGATGGACGTAAATTGTGGTTTAAAGTGGTTGACGCTGACGGTAAAAAGCAATATGTGGGCGTAGCTACAGCCTCTAGCATTAAAATTGGAGGCGGTGAGGCGTCTGAGTTTGAGGGCTTTGAATGTACTATTAGCTGGAACTCAGCACCTAAGGAGTCCGCTGTAGTCGGATAATGTTATTTAGGGGGAGTGGCAATACTCCCCTTTTTATTTTTGATTAAAAAATTAGTAGGAGAAAAAAATAATGGTAGTAATTAAAAAGCGTGATAATGTCATCCCCGTAGAATTTGGAGAGTTTACTCTTGAATTTATCGGAAATGACCAAAATATCCACAAAATGGAGAAACTTGGCAAAATCCTCAAAGAGGAGGGCGAAAAAGTAGCTAATGCAGAAGATGACAAAGCATTTGAGGCTTTACAAGATATGGTTAAGAACTCATGGACAGAGTTATTTGACGCTGAGGCTTATCAAAAAGTCTACGATTTCTCAAATGGGTCTACTGTAGATACAATAGCCTATTTACTTGAGACTATCAATGGTGTCATCTCAGAATGGGAGAAACGTAACAACACAGACGCTCTCAAGAAATATTTAGGAGACTAACATGCTAGATTTATCAAGGAAATTGACTGATGAGTTAGTCCTTGGTGATGATGTGTACCCTATGAACATCTCTTTTAACAAGGTTTTGAAAGTCATTGAACTTATCAATGATGATGAAATTGATGAGATTTACAAGCCCTATCTTGCTTTACAGATTTTTACTGATGTTGATTTTACTCAGGCTCTTACACCTGAGGAGGCCACTGGTATCTTTAAGATGGTATTTGAGGAGCACATCAGACTTATTCCAGCTAGAGACACAGCACCAGTGCTAGACCTAGCAGGCAATCCGATTAAGAGCAAGATACGCTCTAGGAGTCAATCTGAAACAAGTGCCAGACTTTTTAGCTTGAAATATGACGCTGAGTATATTTACTCATCATTCATGCAAGCATACGGCATTGACCTCATAGACTCTCAGAACAGCCTACACTGGAAAAAGTTTAATGCTCTATTAAATGGCCTACCAAGTGATACAAAATTCTCTGAGGTTATCAAGATAAGAGCTTATAAGCCTCAAAAGGGAGATAGTAAGAAGTATAGAGAGAGCATGAAAGAACTCAAAAAAGAGTACGCTCTACCTAAAGATTTTGACTACTAATTAGAAAGGAGGGAATAAATGGCAGATGGTTCAGTAACTATCAAGGTTGACATGGATGGCTCAGGTGCTCAGGCTGGAGTCAGTAAGCTCAAATCTCTGTTTGGAGGCCTTGAGAGTACAGGGCAAAAAGTAGGCTCTGTATTCAAGTCTGTACTGGGAGCTAATTTGATTGGCTCAGCTTTATCAGCTGGGGTCAGTGCAGTTACTGGGGGTATCCGTGAGATGGCCTCTGAGCTCAATAGCTCACAGAAAGCCTGGAAAACATTTGAGGGAAACCTCCAAGCCTTTGGGCGCTCATCTGAGGAAATCAAGGCAGCAAAAACTGAAATGCAAGATTTTGCAACCAAGACCATCTACTCAGCATCTGACATGGCTAATACTTACTCACAGCTTGACGCTGTAGGTACAAAAAATGTAGGTAGCTTAGTTAAGGCCTTTGGTGGACTTGCAGCGTCAGCAGAAAACCCAGCACAAGCCATGAAATCATTATCAACTCAGGCAACACAGATGGCAAGTAAGCCTAAGGTAGCTTGGATGGACTTTAAGATTATGATGGAGCAAGCACCTGCTGGGATGGCTGCAGTCGCAAAAGAGATGGGAATGTCTACGGCTGACCTTGTAAAAGCTGTGCAAGATGGGAAAGTTAAGACTGAGGATTTCTTTGACGCTATGAATAAGGCAGGGAACTCAGACGCTTTCCAAAAAATGGCCACAGAGTTTAAAACTGTAGACCAAGCTATAGACGGGGCAAAAGAAAGCCTCTCTAATAAGCTCATGCCAGCCTTTGACAAACTCAATTCATTTGGAATTAAGGCAGTCAATGCAGTTTCAGACGCTTTGGACAAAATCAATTTTGATAGTTTGGCAGATAAATTAGGGAGCTTACTTGAAAGCATTGACATAGATGGATTTATTTCAGGTTTATCTAATGGATTTGCTCAAGCAGGTCAAATGGTCTCTAATTTCTTTGCTATTTTTAATAAAGCTGGTGTATTTGACTACATCTCAGACTCAATCAGAGATATTGTGGTCACAGTACAATCTCTTTTTGAGGAGTTAACCAGTGACAGCAATGGATTTAGTAATGTTGTTGAGGGTATCGCCAATGGTGTAATTTTGGTAAATGTAGTCATCCAAGAATTAGCTGCAGGCGTTCAATTTGCTCTTGAGGCATTTGCTAACACTGGAGCTATTAAAAATGCTTACAGTGCTTTCAAGGATTTCACAGCTGCAGCTTTAGACCTTGCTGAAAAATTATCAGATGTCATCCCTTGGGATATTATAGGAGCTGCTGTAGGTCATGTAGTAAATGCTATTTCATTAGTTATCAGTTGGATTTCAAAATTATCTCAGTTAATTAGTGGAGATATTTGGAGAGGCTTAGTCGTAGGTATTGGTGGGGCAGTTGTCGCTTTCAAAGCGTTTAACTTTTTAAAATCATTCAATCCTTTTGGGTTATTTAAGAGTAATGCTACATCAGCCTTGAGTGGCACCACATCAACAGTATCCTCAATAGGTTCACAAATCGTGGCAGTCATCCGTAGTTTAGGAGAGAGTGTCGCTACAATGGCTAAAGGAATTGGCGAGGGCATAGGGGCTGCTTTTCGTGGAATTGGTCAGGGTCTATCTATGATTAACCCTGTAACTATTGCAGCATTAGCTGTACCTATTTTGGCTTTAGGGGCAGCATTTGCTTTGATGGGAACTCAAGGCCAAGGTCTAGCAACTATTCTACAAGCTATCGGAGATGTGGTAGTCAGTGTAGGTACAGCCATAGGAACTATCCTAAACATGGCTATCCAAGGCTTAGCTCAAGCTCTTGTAATTGTAGCACCTGTACTCCCTACCGTAGCCTCATCATTTGCTATGTTGACCCCACTTGTTTTAGCTGTGGGAGCAGCAATCAGCTCCATCATCAGCTCATTTAGTGGGTTAGCGCCTGTTATTACAGCGCTAGGCTCAGCTATTAGCCAGGTAGTAACATCTATCAGCTCAGGTATTGCCAATGTAGCTACAGCCATTACCCCTATAGTTGGAATTATTTCAGATACTTTTGTCCAAGTGGTTAGTATTATCACTGAGGCAGTTGTCCAAATCGTCCAAGCAGTCGCTCCATTTGTGCCAGCGATTACTGAGATGGTGACCTCAACGGCTCCTATTATCCAGTCACTTATTGAGTCATTTAATAACCTTGTCAATCAAATCAGTCCTATTATTGATAGTTTGACCAATTTGATTAAGACATTTGGTGAACAAGTTAAATCTATCCTGGATAGCGCAAAAGGCGTAGTAGAGTCATTTGGCTCAGTTATTAGGAGTGTGCTTGATGGTGTTGCTGGTATTTTTGAGAGCATGGGTAATGCTGCTAAAAATGCTGGAGCAGGCGTGAAATTGATGGCTCAAGGTGTAAAAATGCTAGTAGACCTTAACCTGGGGGATTTAGTTGGAACTTTGGGAGCAACAGCCGTAGGATTGGCAGCAATCGCTAACTCAGGTATCGCTACAGCAGGCTCAGGCTTACAACAGTCAGGGGTAGGATTGAGCTTGATAGCTACATCAGCACAAATGGCAAGCGTAGCTATGCAAGGCCTACCAACAGTATTGAGTACATTAAGCACAAGCATTAACCAATTATCAAGCGCTTTGACAGCGGCAGGAACAGCCATGAGCACATTTGCTACATCAGCAGTGGCCTCATTTGGTGGCTTGTCTGGTGCTGTTTCAGGCATTGCTGTCTTACAAAGTGCCCTTGTTGGTTTATCAAGTGCCTTAGTGGCTACTATGTCAGCTACATCAGCAATGACATCAGGATTTTCTGCAGTGACTGGAGTTATCAGCTCTCTAGGAGGAGTGCTAGGCACAATCCCTAGCCTATTCTCAGCGATTTCAGCCTCAGCCATAACAGCTAACACATCTATCATGCAATTAGCGACATCAGCCCCTACAGTGGCCTCTAGTTTTGCTAACATTTCTAGCTCTGCTGTATCAGCTATGTCTCAGCTTAATTCAGTGATTAGGTCAGCAATGACACAAGCTGTCTCACAAATGAGCTCAAGTATGCAACAGATGACAAACGTGGTAAGACAATCAGCAAGCCAAATGACTCAAGCGGGTCAACAGGCTGGGCGTGGAGTTTCAACAGGTATAACAAACGGCATACACTCAGGAATTGGCTCAGCTACATCAGCAATGTCATCAATGGTCAACTCAATCCAAGCAACAGGGATGAGAGGTGTATCTGCTATGCAATATGTAGGCTCAATGATTGGCCAAGGTCTAGCAAATGGAATGTATTCAGCCCTAGGCGCTGTGACAGCTGCAGCTAATGCCCTTGTTTATCAAGCTGAGAGAGCTGCAAGAGCTAAAGCAAGGATACACTCACCATCAAGGCTCTTTAGAGATAATGTAGGGCGCTACATTGCTCAAGGTATCGCTGTAGGTATTGAGAAAAACACCTCAGATGTTACTGATAGCTTGGCCTACGTTCAAAAAGAGATGTCAGCATTTAAATTTGGCGCTGAGGACTTGCTTGGACTTGGTAATAATACATTAAGCCAGTCATTAAAAATGAGTCTTGGACTTGCACAAGCTCAGTCTGAAAAGTCTGAGTCAGGAACTAATGCAGAAATTAACAACCAGTACACCTTTAATTACAATGGCAATAAGGTAGATGAAACTGAGAAACGTGACATACAGCGTCTCATGAAAGAGATGGCATGGTACACAAATAGAGAACAAGAGAGATTAGGAGGTGTTTAATGAGCACATTTATTAAATTTGATGGCAAGAAATCTAGTGATTTTGGGTTAAAAATTATAAATGATATTGAGTTTAGATCTACCTCCTATGATGTTGAGACTATTGAGGTGCCAGGGCGTGATGGGGTGCTTTTGAAAGATAATCAAAGGCTTAAACCTGTTAAGCGTGAGTTTCCTATGAAAATCAGCACGGTTGAAAGATTATCTACATCAGAGGTAGCTATAAGTGACTGGCTCAATGTCAAGGGATGGAAAGAGTTGGAACTCTCATGGGATCCTGATTATATCTATCTTGCTACTTTTATTGAGTCATTTAACGTTAAGGAATTACTTAGGAATTTTGGCGAGGTGAAATTAAACTTTTTAATTCATCCCATCAAATTTTTAAAAACTGGGCGCAATGAAATCCCTCTGACAAATGGGATGACGCTTAAAAACCTAGGTAACGTACAATCTAAGCCACTAATTAAGATTAGAGGCAATGGTAATAGTATTTTAACCATCAATGGCTACCAGTTATCACTTGAGAGCGTCCAAAATGAGCTCATAATAGATATGCAGAAACATCTAGTATATAGTGGCAATCTGTCAGCCTGGGATAAAATCACAAGGAACGGTAAGCACAGAATGCCTCTTTTTGATGTCGGAAATAATAGGATTTCATGGACTGGTAATTTTACCATGACAGCCGTGCCTAATTGGGGGGTTAAACTATGAACCCAGTATTGTATAGAGCTGATGAACGCTCATTTAGAACTTTTGGGCTGGGTGAGATTTCAGACGCTTATAAGGTCACTGTTACCAGAGAAAGGAATGGTAACTATGATTTATATATCAAATATCCAGTGAATGGCCATTTTGCCTCTGTGTTTAAAGTGGAGATGAAAATCAAGTCAGACGCTGGAAAGAGAACCAAATGGCAAACATTTGAGATTAACCGTATAGTCAAGGATAGTAGTGAACATATTGAAATCTATGCCCGTCATATCTCTATGAGAACCTCAGATATTGCTTTGAAACCGATTGTAAAAGCCTCAAATGTTAACGCTGAGGCTGCTCTTAGACTGTGGAAAGAGAACCTAGTAGGAGATGATGTATTTGATGTTAGCTCAGACATCCAAACTCTAGGTAATATCTCATGGGAGGTAGATAAGGTAGGCAGTGCTAGAAAAGCTCTTGGTGGTGTCTCAGGCTCAATCCTTGATGTTTTTGGTGGTGAATTTGAATTTGACAATAATCTCATTATCTTGCATAAACAGATGGGGCGTAAGGCTCCAACAGTGCTAGAGTATGGGCGTAATTTGCTCAGTGTTGAGGAGGAAAGCCTCCTAGACGGTAATTATACCTCTATCTATCCCTTTGCACGTTACACGCCAAATGGCGAGGAGTCACATGAGGTCTTGGTCACATTACCTGAGCACATCATAGATAGTCCTTATTTGAGATTATACGCTCAGAGAAGAATATCTCTGGTAGACTTTTCAAGCAAGTTTGATGACAAGCACCCTCCAACGGCTGAGAAATTGAGATCACTAGGTCAGTCTTACATCAAGACTAACAACATTGGAGCTCCTAAAATCTCCACAGAGGTCTCTTATGTAGATTTATCACACACTTTGGACTATCAAGATTTTGGGGTAATGGAGGAAGTTGAGCTATGTGACATCATCCCTCTCTACTATCCTCAATTTGATATTACTACGACTACTGAGAAAGTAGTCAAGGTGGTCTATGATGTCTACACTGACTCTAATGAGGAGATAACGCTAGGCACTATCGGACAGTCATTGTCATCTAGCATGACTGCAGGCATTGCTGACCGTCTATCAGTGGTTGAGGAGAGACAAGCCTCTATTGAGAGCACTCTACCTCAATATCTCATCAGTGGCACAGGTAATAAGATCTGGCATGAAACACCAGCCAAAAATGTTGAGCACAAAATAGGTGATACATGGTTTGAGAAAAATGGCCAGTATCAGCGTATGTATATTTGGAATGGTACCATGTGGGAGAAACGCCTTGACACTGAGGATGTTGACCGTGTCAAGAAAGAGGTAGATAAACAGTTTGAGGCTGTCAATACTAAGATGGCTGGGATTGAGGCTAAGCATGATCAGAAAGTTTCTGATTTGCTCAAAAAGTCAAATGCTACTCAAGAATTAGCTGAGACCTCTAAGAGACTTGCTCAAGAGGCTAAGAACGCCTCTAACTTAACAGGTCAAGAGCTATCACTGTACAAGCAAGACAATGAGCGAAATTTGTCTATTTTGAGAAGTCAGGCCACTCAAATTGACGGTAAGGCAGTACAGGCTTTAAACAAAGCTAATCAAACGGCCACAGAAACCTCTAACTTAATTGCTAATTTAAGGACTGACTTGAATGGCAAGGTATCTCTTGCTGACTTTCAGGAAGTCAGAGAGACATCTAAACTCTATGAGCGTATCTTAGGCAGAGATGACTCAAATATCAGTACTAATATAGCAAGAATGGCTTTAACGTCTGACTTATTTAATGTTGAAGTAGGTAAGAAATTTAGCAATCTTACCAATTTGTTTTATGCACCAACCAAAATCCCTAAGTATATCTCATCAGTCGCAACAGATAAACACTTGGAACGTGTCAGTTGGGGTGATCATGACGGAATACGAATTAACTACACAGACTCTATGTCGGGTTGGTTAGGGGTTCGGTTTCCACTAACCAAGAAATTTGTAAAACAAGGCGAAAGCCTTGGCTATCGTATTGAGATTGCAGTGGACAACGTACCACGAGACGGTAGAGTTCTAATTCAGTTGTTGGATAACACTACAAGTTTGGGAATGTACTATAATTCACAGATTATACTTACCAAAACGGGTAATCAGGTATTCACAGGTTATTTAGACATCCCAAGAACGGGTGAGCTAAACGAGTACAGCCTTAGATTTACTTTAACAAGCCCTGGTAATATCGTTATTCACAAACCTATGATCATTGATAGGCGTTTAATTCCTGAGGAATTTGTGGATAGTACGGACTACAACAGCGAATACACTAGGACTACAATGTCAATCTTAAAGGATAGCTTTGCATTCAAGACCCTTAATAGCAATGGTGATGTATTGAGTGCTTTGAATGTGGCGACAGGTGGGGCTAGTTTGCAAGTTGGTAAGAATAAGCTAGTAGTCACACCTGAAACAACGTATATTGCAGACGGTACGATAAAGAGAGCTATGATTGCAGACGCTCAAATTGGTACAGCGCAGATTGGAGAGATTGACGCTAGTCAAGCTAGAATTATAAATATTTCAGCTAAGAATATTGTCATGGATCAAGCATTTGCAAACAAGCTACGGTCAGTGTTAGTCACTGCAACATTCCTAGAAGGTTTCCAAGGTAAAATTGGAGGCTTCAGATTTGGTCAATACACAAACAGAAATGGATATTTCATAACAGGAATTAACTCTGTTAGTGTTGGGATGGGGAACGGAACGAACGCTGGTGCGAACAGAAACGCATTTTGGGCAAATTGGGGTGAAAGTTTAGATACCCCTGGCCCAAAAGCCTGGTATGTCAACACTGACGGTACGATGTACTGTAGAAATGAAGTATCTTTTTATTCCAAAGTGGATTTCGCAAGCACATCAAAGGTTAACTTTTACTCAAGAGTAAATGCAGAAAAGGGTCTATGGTTAGCTTATGATGATGTTTTAGGCGAAGGGAATAACCCCGCTGGTGGATACAATAGAGTTGTTTGGTGGAGTCAAATCGTAACAGGGAAATTTAGACAACACGCTGGTATAACGACTGCTTCAGATAGAAGATTAAAAGAGAATATTGAACAGACAACGGTCAAGGCACTTGATAAAATAAATGCTTTGAATTTAGTGGAATTTGACTACATTAAGGGTAAGACTCATGAAGAAATCGGTCTGATTGCTCAAGAAGTGTTAGACATCGTACCAAGTGCAGTTAGTGAATACGATGGAGAAGATACCCACCTAACAATCAATTACTCTAAATTTACACCATATTTAATTAAGGCAATTCAAGAGCTTGCTCTTGAGAACAAGAAAATCATAAAAAGATTGGAGAATTTAGAAAATGGATAATGAATTGATTATCAAAGCATTAAAAGCGTCTCTCGCTGAAATGACTAGCAACTCAACAAGTGAAAATGTTACAAAAAATATTTTAAGTATTCAACTTGAAGAACAAGCCGAAGAAATGCGACAAGTTAAAAATGAGCGTGATGAGGCGCTTGCTGAGTTGCAAAATATCAAGTTAGGTTTTGAGGGAATGAATAGGATTTTACAATCTGATGAACGCCTTAAAAATCTCTATGAAGAAGTAAAAGCAAAACAAATTGAGAAAGGATAATATTTATGGAGTTTAAAGTAATTAGTAAGTATTTGCAGGATAGTAATAGGACTTTTGTGGCTATCCGCCAAGAGTCGCCTTATACGGCTTTTGACCGTGTACTGATCGGAGACCGTACAAATGAGCCTGATAATGTACTGATTGAGGCAGTACTTGGATTGGTAGCTACAGAGTTTAACCCTGCGGAGGGTGTGAAGAAATTACAAGAAGATTTGCACACTCAGGCTCAAGAATATGAAGTTAAGCTCGCTGAGAAAGATGCTAAAATTGCGGAAGTCAAGGCTGTAGCTGATTGGTCGGTTCTAGTTCGAGTGACGGACGTAGACAATCCACTGGATCCTACATTGTTTAAGCGTGGGCTTGAATTGGTCGAACTCGGACAAGTTGGTAAAACTTACAAGCCACAAGAAATCTTCACACTTGAAAACCCTGAACATGGTGAACTTTATCAAGAGGGCAAGCGTGTCATGGTGCAAGTGAATGAGGCGTTTACTTATCAAGGTCAGACAGTAAAAGAACTAGCAGACCTTGAGAGAAATGGTAAGTTAGGTATTTGGAAATGGGAGCCACCAAAAGAAAACGCCCCTACAACAAGCAACGAGCTTGAAACTAAGCCAGTATCACGATAAGAAAGGGGGCTAGAGTGACTATATCAGATTTAATAGCACACTTAGCCCCTACTGTTGGTGTAATTGCCACTGGATGGTTTGGACTTACAGCAAGCAAGTCAGCCAATTTGAATAAACAGCAATTTAATGAACTCAAAAACGAGTTAGGCACTATTCAACATACAGTAGAGACTGTGCAAGACCTAGGGCACTCAAATAATGAAATGCTTTTAGATGTCAACAAAAAATTACTGGTACATGATGAGGCTCATCTAGTCACAATGTATTTAAGACTAGAGAGAGACATGACCACAGCTATTAACCGTGGATATACTACAGTACATGAGTCTGAGATAATCCACAAAATGCACAAGAGCTATAAAAATTTAGGTGGGAACGGCTATATAGATAGTCTCTACCAAAAATACAACATTTTAGAAGTGAGGAATTAAAAATGAAAATTAACTGGTTAGTACGCTTTAAAAATAGAGCGTTTGTTATCCGTCTATTACTTGCTATTGTCCTACCAATTTTGACCTATTTTGGTTTAAAATTTGAGGATTTGACTAGCTGGGCTGGGATTTATGAATTATTTTCAAAATTCTTAGGCAACCCCTACCTTATCGGGCTCTCAATCGTGAGCGCCCTAAACATTGTGCCTGATCCTACTACTGCAGGGCTCTCTGATAGTGAGAGAGCAATGGGCTACACTGAGCCAAAGAAAGGATAAAATAAGATATGTCAAGTAAAACAGAAGTATTACAATTTGCTCATAACCTAGCAAATAGCGGAATGGGCGTAGACAATGACGGTGCGTATGGCACGCAGTGCGCAGACCTGCCATGTTATATCATGCGTCAATTTTTTGACGTCAGACTATATGGGAATGCCTATGACTTGCTAGCCTCGGCTGAAAGTCAAGGGGTAGACGTCCGTTATGATGTCGCTTATCCTGAGGCTGGTTGGATCTTCGTTAAGAGCTTTGTAGCTGGAGACGGTGTCAACTACGGCCATACAGGTCTTACTATTGAAGATAGTGACGGCTTGACTGTCAAGACTATTGAGCAAAATATTGACGGCAACTGGGACTTTTTGGAAGTCGGCGGCCCTGCTCGTTATTATGAGCGAACAGTTGGGGAAATCGTTGGTTATATCGTACCTCCTTACGAGGACGGCACGGATGGCGTCTCAGAAGTTGAGACAGAACCAACGACTGACGAGATTATCCTTGAGGAGGAAGATGGTACATTTACAGTCGGTGAGGCTCATATCAATGTACGACGTGCTCCAAACCTAACAAGTGATGTCGTGGCAGTTTATGAACCAGGAGAGTCCGTTCAATACGACTCTAAAGGTTCAGCTAATGGATACCGTTGGATCAGCTTTGTTGGTGCCTCTGGCAACCGAAACTATATGGCTATCGGACAGACTGACGAGGACGGGAACCGTATCACTCTATGGGGTACTTTAAACTAAAATTACTAGAAAGCAAATTAGTTATACACACAGAAACCGCAGGCTTAGGCTTGCGGTTTTTTTGTTTGTCCTAAGAAAGAATTTTAGTATCCTTGATTGAAATGAGGGATAGTAAAATTCTTTCTATATTCTCCACTTGATGACAATGCTATCAGCTGTGACTTGTACTTTCTTGATCAAGGCTCTAACTATTTCCCTTTGAGCCTCATAGTCCATCTTTAAGATGTCTCCTTTATTCAAAGATTGCTTGATAGTATTCTTAGTTTCCTCTTGTTTGAGTGCTGGGTCATCCTCTAGCTCTTTTTCTAGCAAGGCTCTCATGTTTAGAAACTCAGCAGATTTGGCTTGTAATTCTTCCAGGGTAATTCTGTCATCTATGTACAGGTCATTAAGTCTACTGATTTTCTTAGTCAATTCTTGTATCTGTTTTTGATAGCTCTCACGGTCAATAGCCTCTTTTTGGTTATCTGAAAAGATTTCATCTAAATAATCAGTGTCATGTTGTAGCTTATTGACCTCTTGCAAGACAAAAGCCTCAAGGTCATCCTTGTAGTAAAAACCTGAGTCACACTTTTTGTTATCATTGTATGTAGTAACTCCCTTTATTTTTCTAGGGTGCCTTTGATGACATTCATATTTTATAAACCTAGTGCCATCTTTTCTAATCACGCCCATCAAGATTTTTAGGGGCGCTAGACAGTAACCACATTGAACGATACCTGATAGCATATACTTTGACTGGAATGGTCTAGGGTTGACATTTTCAGCTGCAGTCCTTTGCCTGATTTTAAGCTCTTTTTGGGTCTTATCATAGACCTCTTTTGTGATAATGGGCTCATGATTTCCCTTGTATATTTCTCCCAGGTATTGATTATATCCACAGTAGACAGGGTTATCTAAAATCTTTCTGACAGCTCTATAATTCCACGGTATCGGTTTAGGGTACTTGTCATTTAGGTCATCTCTTAACTTAGTGACTGATCTACCCGATAGATAGCTCTCAAAGATGAATTTGATAGCTAGTGACTGGGCTGGGTTGATGGTTACTGTGCCTGTCTCTTTATGATAGTCATAGCCGTATGAGGTCTTAGTCCACATCATGGATTTACCAGCTTTAGCACGCCCTAACTTACCCAGTTGCATTCTTTCCTTGATTTGTTCACGCTCTAGCTGAGCAAATACGCTCAAAAGTCCTATCATAGCCTTGCCAAAAGGCGTAGAGGTGTCAAAATTCTCTTGTAGACTTAAAAATTCAATCCCATTCTTTATAAACACATCCTCAATTAGGAATAGTGTATCTTTCTGACTACGACTAAGGCGGTCTAGCTTATAGACTAGGACAGTATCAAACTTTTTCTTGTTAGCGTCTTTGATAAGACTCTCTAGCGCTGGTCTTTCAGTATTGGAACCTGAAAAACCTCCATCAGTATAGACCTTGTAGACAGTCCAGTCCTTAATTTTACAGTAAGCCTCTAGCTTGTCTATCTGCTCATCTATAGAGTACCCCTCCTCAGCCTGATTGGTAGTAGATACTCTGACATAGATAGCCACTTTATTTGTTGATTTCATTGATTTTGTACCCCCTTTTTGATAAAATAGGGTATAGAAAAGAGGGCTTTTTAATGCCTATCTTTCTATACATCATGCCTCATGCTCAGAGTCGCCAAACTTTGTGAGCGTGAGGTCTTTTTTTATTTAACTTTTACTTCCATCTCTCCACTTAATTTCTGAGAGACAAGTGAGTCACCATCATCCGTCTTGATGTGTAACATTGGATATAAATTAAAATCAACTCCATTGATACCAGCCCAAACATTAAAAGCCTCATGCTCTTTTGTTTTCAAGCCATCAGCAAATGCTTGTAGGTCTGCTTTAGGGTAGTGCTTATACTCATTTGGAACTTTCACATATAAGATGGTGTCTTTGTTATAAAAAGTATATGTAGAAATATCAACACCTTTATCAGTCAAATCTTGCTTAAAGTATTCAATAAAACTAGCCATCTGATCTGCTGAAATCCGTGGCAGTTTATCATTAGATTTAGAGCTTGCCTCTGTGGTCTCTGTAGTGTCTTTTTTCTCCTCTTTAACCTCACTTGTTGAGGCTTGAGTAGTAATTTTAGGTGTTTCAGGCATTTCTGTCTTAGGCGCTAGTCCTAATGCTTGCAAAATAAAGCCAAGTACAGCTAGGACTAAAAATCCACCTACAAATAATTTTAATTTTTTCATTATGTTTTCTCCTTTTTTATGGTTTATAGATTTCTACGACTTCTCCGATTGTACGGATGTCATCATTTTCTGTGAGTGGTATTTCCTCATAGCTATTATTGAGACTTTGAAGATACCAAGAGCCGTCATAATCTCTTTTTAGCTTTTTGACAAAATTCTTGCCGTTTACCTGGAAAATACCAATAGAATTGACATCTACCTGACTGGTCACTTTGATAAAAAGTAGGTCATTATCTTCTATCAAAGGCTCCATAGAGTCACCAGCGACTTTAGCTATGGTGTCATAGTTACCAGGCACATCATCCACTCTGAGTCTAACTTCCATGTGTAGATTATCCTCTTGAAAAATGCCACGGCCTGCAGCTACCAAACCCTCAACGTAGTCTATAACATAGTCATCATTTTTGTATTTATCTAGGATAGTAGTGGCTTTTGTGCTAACTTGCTCATTTAATTGGCTAGTAGCGTAATCTATCACGTTTGATTGTCTATCTTTTTCTAATTGATTAAAGATTGTTAATATCTCATGGTTTCTTTCATTATGGTATTTTTCTTTTTCTTCATCTGCTAGACCTAGAAGATAATCAGATGTAACATTAAAAATTTCTGCTAGTTTCTTCAAATCTTTCCCTTTTGGGAAATTTTCGTTTTTCTCCCACTTTGAAACGGTTGTATATGTTTTCATGTTTAGAATTTCAGAAAGTTCTGTTTGTGTCATGTTTTTTCTTTCTCTTAATTCTCTTATCTTATCCCCTAATTGTTTCATGGTTCTACCCTCCTTTTGACAATTTAATTATATCATAAACAAGATTATAAATCAATTATATAAGAAAAAACTTTTATATTTTTAAAAGAAATGA